AATGAAGAAGCTATTACTTATTTTCAACAAGCAATAAAGTTAAGTCATACTAATAAAGTAAGAAACCTTATATTAAAAGCTGCTAAAGAATTAGGGTTAGAAATCCCTAAAGTATGGACAGAAGATGTAGATGTAGGCCATGTAGATGATGAACCTGGAATGCTTAAACAAGATGCATACGAAATTGCTCAATACTCTATTCAGCTTTTTAAATTACTAAAACATTATGAGAGTTTAGATGTTGAAGTTGATTTTCCGAACTGGTGGCAGAGAAAAGTAATGTTAGCTAGAGATTATATTTCTAAAGCAACACATTATTTAGATTTTAAAACTAACGAACCAGCTATAGATTCTCAAGCAGCAGCTTTACATGAAGACGAAGAGCCAACTAAAGCCGATATAGCGAAAGAGAAAAGCCTTGCTAAAAAATCTGCGTTATTACAGTTTATAGCTAGTATGCAGAAAAAAGGTATTCTTGATAAAGATAAAAAAGTCTTAGATAAAGATGCCTATAAAAAAGAGCTTGATGCTTTCAAAAAAAACGTAAAAGAAGGTATAAATTTAAATGAATTATCAGGAGATCAAACAGATGCTCTTTATGAACTTCGCAATATTTTAGACGAGGCTTCTGCTTTAGGAGACCAAGCTAGAGATATTATTAGACAGTCATTTCCAAGAATGTTATCTAAAGGTGATGCATACGGAGCATTTGAATTCGGTACAAGTGGAAATAGATATGATACTACTTTAAGTTCTATCATCGAAGAGATTGAAGAATACTACGATGAAGAGGAAGATGATATGGACGAAGGTAAGAAAACATTAAAAGAATTTACTGATGATAGATTTAAAGGAGCTGAATTAATAGACAATGTTGCTGGAAGATCTCCAGATATGTTCAATAAGCAATTATTTGCAGACCTACTACCTAAAGGAGTAGCTAGTGAAAACGATGCAATCGAAGCTTTAAAAGCACATGATAAGAGTCCTATCAAAGCTAGAATGGGTCAATACGCACCAATGTTTGTTCACGTTCAATATCACGAATTAGAGCATGAAGGTGAACAATACCAAATGCATCAAACACAGTACTACAATAGCAACTTTAAAGACAAAGATCCAACCTTTAACCCTGGAGTATCTAAAATTACTCTACTCAAAGATCCTCACGGAGAAGATATTGCCTTAGGTACAATACTTGTTAAAACAGATGAGTACGTACAAGACTTAAGAAACATACCTGGACTAGGAAAGAGATATATGGAAGAGGTTATTAAAGAAGGAGCAACATGCTGCGGTAGATGCGGAAGAGTTCACGTTAAAGGTAGTGGCTGTAAAAGACCATATTTGAAAGGCAAGTCTCACTGTAGAAACAAATAAAATATGAATATTAAACAAATTATAGAAGAAGCTTATTTTGAAGCTGTTAGTGAAGCAGGAGCTTTCTATGGTGGTTTTCCACCTAACTTAAATAAGACACCCCGTCCTAACTTAAGCGAGAGAATTGCTATCGAAGATGCCGAACAGTCGATGATCGACTTAGTAACAAAGAAGTACGGCAACACACACGAGCAAGACTTTTTCTCAGATGATTACTCTTCATATTTTAAATACATAGAAGCAAAAGAAGGAGATGAAACTGGTGCAAGACAGCATAAAGTCTACAATTTACCATCTTTTAAAACTCTATATTTTCATCTTTCAGATGCAGTCGATAATATAAAAGAGTTAGTTAAAAACGAAGAAGTAGCTGAAAATAAGAAAGTAAGAGAGTTATTCGAAGCTATCAAGAAAACTTTTAGAGCAACTCAATCTACCCTTAGAAAAGAGTTTCCTGCTGAGTATGACGTTATGCGTCGTGTAAGATCAGCTAACGAAGAAGTACTTAAAGAAGAAGAAGAATTAGAAGCAGAAGGAGCAGAACTACCAGATGCAACTGATGAGATGCTACAGAAGTTTCCTACCCTTAAAAAGACTATAGTACGTCTTATGACAGACGATTTTAAAGAGTTCGTAGATACTATAGATTATATCTCTCCTCGTCCTACAGCATTTAAAGTTAATCTAACTAATGGACAATCTTTTACTTTAAAGTGGATGGGTAAAAACTTTGAAGCTTCTATCTTAGGGAAGAGGTATTATCTAGGACAGGTAGGTAACTTCCAACAGGCTTTAGATAAACTTTCAATACTCTATAGAGAGGGGCCTATCAAAAAACCTGAAGATGAACTAGAAGGCGATGCCGGAGGAGAAGCAGATTTTAGTGATGCAGGAGGTTCAGCCGGAGGCGGTGGAGGTGAATTTCCTGGAGATGACGCAGGAGGAGATGATTTAGGTGGGGAAGATCTTGGAGACGAAGATTTAGGATTTGAAGAACCCGGTGAAGAACCAGAAGCATAATAATAATAAAATGAAAAATAATTTTGACCTCAGAAAATTCTTAACAGAGAATAAACTTACTTCTAATAGTAAAGTAGTAGAAAAGGTGTTAAATGAAGCTGTAATGTGGCATTGGGATGGAGATAGAAACTCTCTAGAAGAAGTCCCACCTAAATTCAAAATGGCTGTAAAAGCAGAATTAGAAGATATGAATTTAACTGATGTCCAATTTGAAGAAGCTTTTGATGCTGTTAAAAACTCCTATGCTGATGAGGCAGGTAGAGGAAGTATGAAATTTAACTCAGACCATTGGGTTGAAATGATCGAAATGGATTACGAAATATAAGGTTTAGAATAAATTTACTAATGAACGTAATAGATAGATTATATACAGAGTGGGCATGGAGAACTAAATCAGGTACTCCATCAATTAAGAATCCTCAAGATAAAGCTATATTAGATGCTCTTATCTCAGAAATTAGCGGTAATGGAGAATCTCTAATTTTAGAAGGTTCGGACTCATACGATACTGTTATAAAAGCAAAACTAGGAAAAGATGATCTATTAACTCCTGAAGGAGGTATTCCTCGCTCCAATAATTCATACAAATTTAACGGTAAAGGTGGGGATTCTTTTTACAACAATGTAAAAGGAGATGTAGATAAAAAAATATGGAATGCCTTATGGGATGAAGCACCACCTGCTGCTAAAACTGGTACTGCTTCAAAAGGGGTAGGAGCAGGAGAGTTATCTCTTTATTGGCTTTATAACTACTCTAACAGTAGTATTAATGTTACCGAAGGTAGAGAAGGAGGAGGAGCAGATTTATTTTTTGATGGAGTAGGAGTTGAGGTAAAAGCTGAAGGAAGCCATACTGCTAAGATAGGACTTGGAAGATTTAGCGAATTTAAAGAAGAAGTAGCTCTTCTAACTATTCTTTTTGGATTAAATGCGTTAACAAAAGTACTATCTACTGAAGACCTAAAAGGGAAAATAATGAACCCTACTAACTTTTTAGGTAAAGAACTTCCACTTGCTTTTCAAAGCTTTACAAAATTTGCTAATCTACCTAATCTTAAAGAACTAGCAAGTCAATTTGGTATTTTTAGATCTATATATGATAATGTAAATCAAGTTAAGCAATATGTAGGAGATACATCTGACCCTACTGCCGCTGCAGGAAATATGTTAAATAAATTGCTTAGTAAAAAATTAAATATAAAACCTGGATTTGGAGGGTATTTAGTAAATCTAAAAAAAGAAGGTTCAATGGCGTTTTTTCAAATAAGTGAAACAGCGTTAGAAGACCACGAAAACGTTTTAAACAACACCACAATACAGCAAAGTAAGATAGGTTTAAATTACAGTAAGGTATTTGGTATTTAAGTTATGTCTCAGAATATAAAAAAAGTAATCGCACAAGAGTATATTAAGTGCGCTAAAGATCCGGCGTACTTCATGAAGAAGTATTGTCATATTCAACACCCAACCCGAGGTAGAATACTCTTTGCTTTATATCCATTCCAAGAAAAAGTACTACGGTTATTTAGAGATAACCAGTATATTATTACTTTGAAATCTAGACAGCTTGGTATTTCAACTTTAGCATCAGCATATGCTTTATGGCTAATGATCTTCCATAAAGACAAAAACGTACTTGCTTTGGCTACCACTCAAGCTACAGCTCGTAATCTGGTTTCTAAGACGATATTCATGTATGACCAGCTACCTAAATGGTTAAGATTACCGCACGTAGAAAAGAACAAATTATCTTTAAGATTAAAAAACGGATCAAAAATACAAGCAAAGTCATCAAATACAGATGCAGCTCGATCAGAAGCAGTATCGTTACTTTTAATAGATGAGGCAGCGTTTATCGACAATATTGACGAAACATTTACTGCAGCACAGCAAACCTTAGCAACCGGTGGACAGTGTATGGCTCTATCAACTCCTAACGGAATCGGTAACTGGTTTCACCTAACCTGGGATAAAGCAGAAGCCGGTGAAAATAGCTTTTTACCGATAAAACTACCGTGGACAGTACATCCTGAAAGAAACCAAGAATGGAGAGATCAACAAGACTCAGATTTAGGTCCTCGCATGGCCGGGCAGGAATGTGACTGTGACTTCTTAGCTTCTGGTGATACAGTATTTGAACCAGACGACATGTTATTTTACGAGCAAACTTACCAAAAAGATCCTTTAGAAAGAAGAGGTGTAGACGGTAATTTATGGATATGGGAAGGAGTTGACTACTCTAAATCATATATGGTTGTAGCTGACGTCGCAAGAGGTGATTCTGCTGACTACTCGGCATTTCATATATTTGACATAGAAAATTGTGTACAAGTAGGTGAATACAAAGGAAAACTTTCACCTAAAGATTACGGAAACGTACTGGTAGGAATTGCCTCAGAATATAACGACGCTTTATTAGTTGTAGAAAACGCTAATATCGGATGGGCTACTATTGAACAAATAATGGAAAGAGAATATAAAAATCTCTATTATAGTTCAACAAATAATATGGAAACCGTAGAATCGTATATGTCCAAGTATGAAAGAGATAAGTTAGTACCTGGTTTTACAATGTCGGTTCGTACAAGACCTCTCGTTATAGCAAAAATGATAGAGTACATTAGAGAGAAAGGAGTAACCATTCAGTCTAAACGTCTGATAAGTGAGATGAGAGTATTTGTATGGAAAAATGGTAAACCTCAAGCACAAGTCAATTATAATGATGATTTACTTATTTCATGTGCTACTGCACTATATGTACGTGATACAGCGTTAAGGTTAAGACAACAAGGTATGGACCTTGCTAGAGCACAATTATCTTCATTTGCTAATTTAAACGCTCAAAATGCTGCCGTGATCAAATCAGTTGGTAGTCAGCAAAATAATCCTTATATTATAGATACTGGGAATGGCGTAGAAGACTTTTCCTGGCTAATTAAATAGACTATTTATTATTAAACCGTATTAATGGCAGATACTTCTTTATTTTCAAGACTGCGTAGATTATTTGGATCTGATGTAGTAATTCGTAATGTCGGTGGGGATCAACTCAAAGTTGCCGACATAAACGCTATACAAACAACAGGAAGATTTGAGACAAATTCCTTAGTAGATAGGTTCTCAAGATTATATATTTACAATAATAAAAATATATTTAATCCAAACCTAAACTATCAAACTCTTAGAATACAGCTATACTCAGATTACGAAGCGATGGATACCGATCCTATCTTAGCTTCTACTTTAGATATTATAGCAGACGAATCTACACTTAAAAACGATCAAGGAGAGATACTATCCATTAAATCCTCAGATGAAAATATTCAAAGAGTACTTTATAACCTTTACTACGATGTACTAAATATCGAGTTTAATTTATGGTCTTGGACTCGTAATATGTGTAAGTATGGAGACTTTTTCTTAAAGCTTGAGATAGCTGAAAAGTTCGGAGTATACAACGTTTTACCTTATACAGTCTATCATATGATTAGACGGGAAGGAGATGATCCAGAAAACCCTCAGAAGGTAACATTCCAATTAGATCCGGACGGTTTAGCTTCTCAGCAAGACCCTAACTACTTACCACAATCTAAGAAAAAAGTAATTGAATTTGATAATTACGAAGTAGCTCACTTTAGATTAATATCTGATTCTAACTACCTTCCTTACGGTAGATCTTATATAGAGCCTGCTAGAAAAATATACAAGCAGTTAACTTTAATGGAAGATGCAATGTTGATTCATAGAATCATGAGAGCACCAGAGAAGAGAATGTTCTATATTAATGTAGGGAATGTACCACCTAACGAGGTTGAGAACTTTATGCAAAAGACTATCAACACTATGAAGAAAACTCCATATGTTGATCCTCAAACCGGACAGTACAACCTTAAGTTCAATATGCAGAATATGATGGAAGATTTCTATCTACCTGTAAGAGGAGGTGATACTTCTACTCGTATTGAAACTACTAAAGGTTTAGAGTACGACGGTACCAAAGATATTGAATATTTAAGAGAGAAGCTTTTCGCTGCTTTAAAGGTACCAAAAGCATACTTTGGCTTTGAAGGTGATTTGCAAGGTAAAGCTACACTTGCTGCCGAAGATATTAGATTTGCTCGTACTATCGAAAGAATTCAACGTATAATGGAATCTGAGCTTACAAAGATAGGTTTAGTCCATTTGTACGCTCAAGGCTTTACTGGCGAATCACTCACTAACTTTGAGATTAAGCTTTCTAATCCTTCTATTATATTCGAACAAGAGAAGGTAGCGCTTATGAAAGAAAAGATGGATCTAGCCTCTCAAATGCTAGATTCTAAGCTATTTCCAACAGATTATATTTACGACAATCTATTTAATCATTCTGAAGATACTTATATGGAATTTAGAGATCTAGTTAAAGAAGATCACAGAAGAGCATTTAGATTAACTCAGATTGAAAACGAAGGTAACGACCCAGTGTCATCTGGCCGTTCATACGGTACGCCTCACGATCTAGCTTCTATTTACGGTCGCAGACAAGATTCAAAAGAAAGAGGAGCAGCCATGGGTGAAGTACCAACCGGGTATGAAGAGGAACCTTTAACAGGTCCAGAAGGTGGTCGTCCAAGAGAAAAAATGTCTATCTACGGTACTAACAAAGACCCTCTAGGAGGCCGTGATCGTTTAGGTACACATAAGATGAAGGGTGGGTTTCCTTCCGATAATGATAATGTAAACGAGTCAGAAGTCAATGATTCTTTAGCTAAATCAATGTACCATAGACATAAAGGTATGTTTGAAGATAAAAAACAGTTAATCTTTGAAGCCAAACCAGAGGTTAAGAGTAAAATGCTAGATGAAGATCAACTTAAAGATTTAGAGGACTAGTTACTATTTATATCAGAAGGTATATATCTAATTGATATTAACCCAAATTCATACTAATGCGCATTAAACATAGTAAGTACAAAAATACCGGTTTAATATACGAATTGCTTGTTAAGCAAATTGCAGCAGATACTTTGTCTAAAAAGGACTCTCCTGCTGTTTCTATTTTAAAAAAATTCTTTGCCGGTAAATCTTCTTTAACTAAAGAATTCAAACTATATGAATTTGTATTAAAGAATCAAAATGTTTCTCCTGCTAAAGCAGAAACAATAGTTTCAACCATACTTGAGATATCTAGAAAGGTAGATAAAAACGCTCTTAAAAAACAGAAATACGAGCTTATTAGTGAATTGAAAAAGCACTATAATATGGAAGAGTTTTTCTCTATTAAAGTAAGAGATTACAAACCTCTAGCAGCTCTATACTGTTTATTAGAAGCATATAAAGAATCAGCACTTGTTGATCCTCAATTTTTAGTAGATAATAAAACTACTATACTTGAGCATCTAAGCTCTGAAAAAGTTACAAAAGAAGACGTAAAAGATACTTTAATTGAAGAGTATTCTAAATACGATAAAGATTTAAAACTTTTAGTGTATAAAATTTTATTAGAGAAGTTTAACCAGAAATATACTGACTTACTTCCAGAGCAAAAAACTATACTAAAAGAATTTATTACATCAGTTAACTCTACTACTAGACTTAGAAATTTAATCAATGAAGAAATTGAAAAGATTTCAAAGCAAGTTAACGAATTAGTTAATTCAGTTGAAGACGATGTAGTAAAGATTAAATTAGAGGAAGTTGCTAAAAACATTCAGCCTATCTCTAAAAAAGAAAAAATTGTTGACGATCATTTAGTAAAGCTAATGCAATATTATGATTTAGTTAACGAACTTAAAAGCTATGAAGGTAAGTGAGTTGCGAATTATAGTCAAAGAAGTTCTAGAAGAGCTTCAAGAGATTAGCGCAACCGGCACAGGAGCTTCCTTTACACCAGGAGTCGGCGCTCAATACGCTACTCCATACGCTTTTAAAAAAGGACGAGGTAAAAATCGTGCTACAAAATATTTAGAAAAATTAGGTTTCAAAACAGTAAAAAAGAAAAAGAGACCATATAACACTAAAATGTTTGATTACTTAGATGAAGACTCTACAAGAAAAATATAACGCAGTACTGGAAGGTAGCTTTCCAAAATCTCAATTTGTAAGAGATGCAAAGATGGAAGTGCCAAGATTTATCTCTCCATATAATGGATTCGAAGACACAGTACAAATTCTAAAGAATAAAGGAATGCTTATCGAAGCAAAAGCAGAGACTCCTGAATACGATAAACCAGCCCCTGGGTATCCTCTAGAAGCTCTCGAAAGAGGAGTTGATTATGAGCTTGAAAAAATGGGCTTGATGTCAAACGAAACTGTTTCTGAAGAAGATTATGCTAAAGCTAAGAAAAAAGCAGAGAAGAATTTAGAAAAAGACGTTAACCATTATCTTCATATACTATCAGGAGATTCTAAAAAAGTAGACAAACATGATAGAGAAGTAGAAGTTGATCAAAAGAAACTTTTTAAAGGTACTGTAGATCCTAAAGGCGGTAAAGCTGAAGGTAATACAGATACGTTTAATGCAATGAAAAAGGCTACTTTAAGAGAAGCTGCTATGGGTAAAGGCTATACAAAAGAACAAGTAGAAGCAGCTATTAAAAGACTTCAAGAAAAGAAAGGTAAAAATCTAAGCGAAATATATAAACCAGGATCTACTGCTCCTGCAGATTTATACTATTCTGATAAGCACGGTAGACTAGTTGCTAAAGACGATGTAGATGATAAGTATCATGACAGCCTAGAATTAGTCTATAAAAAAGGAGACAAGATTGAAGGCCCTATGGATGAAAAGAAAGGTAATTATAAATCTGCTAAACCTACATACTCAGAAGATGTTGAAGAACAAATGTATATTGACGATGATGAGTTTGAAAGCGAAATGGTACAAGATAGAGTTAAACAAATTAAACCTCTTTTTCCTGAAGTAGATGATGAAGTGCTTACTAGCTTTGTAAAAATGCATAGACAAGATATTAGAGGTAAGTCTGATGAAGAAATAAAACAAGAGTTTAGCGATTTCTATCATACTAATTTAGAAGAAGTAAATACTGTAGATATCAAAGAAGGTGATCCTATCGTTGACGAACATGAATTTGATTTCTTCAAAGAAATTTTAGATGGTAGATACAAAGATGAAGAAATTGAAGAATATCTTAAAAGCGACGACTACCAGGAAGCATTAGAGACTTTAAACCTAGATGTTTCAGATACTGAAGAATGGATCGGAGAGTTCGTTAATTTTTATAGTGACGGTGCAGATGCTTATATCAATGAAGGAAATATTAAAGAAGCAGTTAAAAAAGTTATTAAGCATGTACTAAACGAAAATCATCAATCGTTAGATTTAGAAGTAGCTAGAAGAATAGAAGGCTTATTAGATCAAGCTCTTAAAGCTAAATTTTTAGAAACAGGAAAGGATTTAATTGAAGATCTTCTAAAAGATGGTCAATACTTTAGAAATGACGTAGTTTCTCATTTAGCTAACGAACTTAACCTTCATGTTCCTATTAGAGATTTATTCAAAGAAGGAGCTTTAAATGAAAGAGTAGGCGGTCTTCAAGAATTTATCAATCTTATTCAAGATAGAGCAGTTGATTCAGAATTCCCTGAAGAAGAAGAGGCACTGGAAGTAATCGAAGCTATCGCTGATCACTACGGTATAAAAATACAAATCGGCGGCTTTGTAGGAGAAGTAAAAAATAAACTTACTCCTAATAGTAAACTACTAAAAGAAGATTTTGAAATGGTAGACGGAGATTTTCCAGTCCACGATGCTTTTAAAAAAGCAGGTATTGATATGTCTAAAGATGTACATATTCGCATGAATGATCTTCAAGGCGGAGGAATAGAAGATGAAGGTACTAAACCAGCATCTGAAGCAGCTGATGATTATGAATACTTTAGAAAACTTCAAATTAAAGATTGGAAAGAAGCAACTGGAGGAGAAGGAGAGTTTCCTATAGTGTATGAATTCTATGGATCTAGAGGAGACGGCAGAACAGCAGAAGGAAAGCCCTTAAAATTTACCTTTGGTGTTTTTGAAGGAAAATCATGGGATATATTTCAATAAATAAAAACAAAACATGGCACAATTATTAGTAGACGTAACTCCATTTAAACCGACTATAAGGGAGTCAAAAACTAGACCTGGAGTATTCGAGGTTGAAGGAGTTATGCAAAGAGCTGATGCCAAAAACCAAAACGGTAGAACTTACGATAAAGAGATACTAAAAAGAGAAGTAGAAAAGTATATGCAAGAATTCGTTGATAACGGAAATGCATATGGAGAACTAGATCACCCAGAATCTCCTGTAGTTTCTCTTAAGAATGCTTCTCACATAGTAAGAAACTTATATTGGGACGGAAACGATTTAATGGGTAAAGTAGAACTATTAAATACACCATGCGGTAATATCGTTAAATCTATCTTACAGCAAGGATTAACCATAGGAATATCATCTAGAGGTACCGGCTCAGTAAAACAGACAAACGAAGGAACTTTAGAAGTTCAAGACGATTTTGAATTAGTATGCTGGGATTTTGTATCTAATCCATCTACACACGGTGCATTTATGAACCCAGTAAGTTTAAATGAAGGTAAAATTGAGTTACCTAAATACCATAATCTTAACCTTATTATTAACGACATTTTAAGGGCTTAAAGCCTATTTATTAAAAAATAACAATACAATGAGTGATTTTAATCTTAGAAAATTTTTAGCCGAGCAAAAAGCTGTTAAAGTTGAAACTGTTAAAGAAGAAGAAGCTTTTCAAGAAGAAGCGGTTGAAGAGACTTACCATGAAGGAGAAGACACCATGGAAGAAGGAGACGTAACCGAAAGCGTACTTGCCGGTATTGCAGCTCTAGTAGGTGGAACAGTAGGTCTGGGTAAATTGCTAGACTACCTTAAATCTAAAGGATTTGAGCTAACTGATCCTAGCGGAAAAAGCGTACTTGATACTACTATTCGTGGTTTGAAAAAAGAAGAAAAAACTCACGAAGGAGAAGAAATGGGAGAAGATTCTAAAGCACTTAGAGTTAGTATGGGGTCTAACGCTGAAGAAGAGCAAAAAGTAATCGATATTGCTAGAGATGCAATCGCACTTATGGATGAACAACCAGGTACTAGTGCAGAAGCTGCTTTAGAAGCAGTTATGGAAGACTTAGAAGAAGAAATTAAAGAAAGCACTTTTAAATCTTCTATTAAAGATATTCTCAACTCATAATTACTCTACATATTTTTAATTAAGCCCTACCTATCCGGTAGGGTTTTTTGTTTTGGTAAATAGTATATATTTATATACGAATATGCAGTCACTTTTATACTGCATCACTATTTAAAAAACTCTATTACGATTCTTAATAATCGTACTTTCCCTAACATTTATATAATGGCAAATAAAGATTTATTCAAGCAAGCTATTGCTGAAGCTAAATCTATCCGTGAAGCCGCTATCGCTAACGCTAAGGAAGCTTTGGAAGAAACTTTGACTCCACACCTAAAAGACATGTTGGCTGCTAAACTTCAAGAGATGGAAGATTCCACTGTTGAAGAAGAAGTAATCAACGAAGTTGAAGAGGAAGTAGAAGAATCAGTTGAAGAAGCAGTTGAAGAGACTGTAGAAGAAACTGTAGAAGAAGGCACCGAAGAAGAACTAGAAGAAGGCGAAGAGATTGAAGAAGCTGAGGATGACTCTGACGAATCAGAGGACGAAGCTGAGGAAGATGAAGCTGAAGGTGAAGATGCTGAAGAAGGAGACGATCAAGAAGTCGGAGACATGGATGTCGACGAATTGAAAGATCTTATCCGCGACATTGTTGCTCAAGAAATGGGCGACCATGGCGAAGAAGAAGTAGAAGATCATGGAGACATGGATGCTGGCGACGAAGTCGGTGGTGACGATGAAACTATAGATCTTGACGAACTTCTTGCTGAACTAGACGAACTATCTGAAGAAGAAACTCACGAAGGAGAAGAAATGGAAGAAGGCGTTGAGGAAGAAGTAGAAGAAGTTGTAGCCGAAGAAGAAGAAGTAAAAGAAGAAACTAATGAAGAACTTGATGAAGCACTTGAAACTATCGAGTCACTTCGTAAGGAACTAAATGAAGTAAACCTTCTTAACTCTAAACTTCTTTATGTTAACAAAATCTTCAAAGCAAACAACCTTTCAGAAAATCAGAAAGTAAATATTATTGCTGCTTTCGATAAAGCTGAAACGGTTAAAGAAGTAAAATTAGTATTCGAAACAGTTTCTGAGAATGTAGTTACTAAGAAAGAGACTACTATCAAAGAATCAAAACTTGGTATGGCTTCTAAAGCAACAGGTACAACTGCTGCTAAACCAGAAGTAATTAACGAAGTTTCTGACGCTGTTTTAAGAATGCAAAAATTAGCTGGAATTATTAAATAACCTTTTTACAATTTAAAACATGGAAATTAACCAATTATTGGAAGGGTCTGCTAGCAACTATAAAACCTTACAAGCTGATGCAGCTCGTTTGGCCAACAAGTGGACCCAATCTGGACTCTTAGAAGGATATTCTAACGAGATCGAGAAAAACAACATGGCTATGATTCTTGAGAATCAGGCTAAGCAGATCGTATCTGAGCAGTCAAACATTGGTACCGGAGCTACTTCTAAAGCAGTAGGCGGTGCTGGTGAGAACTGGGCTGGCGTTGCGCTACCTTTGGTACGCAAAGTATTTGCTCAAATCGCTGCTAAAGACTTCGTTTCTGTACAACCTATGAACCTACCTTCAGGTCTTGTATTTTATCTAGACTTTAAGTACGGAACTGGAAATCTTGCTGATACTAATATGTACGGTAATGTATCTACTGCTAATAGCAAAATGACTGTAGGTCAGGATGTAAGCGGTGGACTTTACGGAGCAGGAAGCTTTGGATATTCTATCAACTCAGGATCTGAAAGTTTTACAACTTCAGCTGTAGTAGCTACTGACTCTGGTTCTATCGGATACGATGATAGTAAGGTACTTAGCCAATTCTCTACAGTTACTGTATCTTTAGCTGGTACTGGATTTGATGCTGCTGGCGCAAGAGCGTTCCGATTATTCTCTGGATCTAGCAATATTACTAACTACCCAGAATTTACAACTGTTAGCGGTAATAACGTAGTATTTACAGTCAAAGCTACTGACCTTGCAGCTAACTCAGGAACAGCAGCTATTTCAGGATCAGTTCTTTATCATAAGCAACCTGCTGATAACACAAGAGGTGACTTTGAAGATGCTCCTGCAGGATCTATTACTATCCCTGAAATCAACGTAGAGCTTGCTTCTGAAGCAATCGTTGCTAAGACTCGTAAGTTGAAAGCTCAGTGGACTCCAGAATTCGCTCAAGATCTTAACGCATACCACAGCATTGATGCTGAGGCTGAGTTGACTTCTTTATTGAGTGAGTATATCTCTATGGAGATTGATCTTGAGATTCTTGACATGCTTATTAAAGACGCTGTTACAGAAGAGCAATGGTCAGCTGTATCTAACAAAAGCTGGACTGGTACTGCTTGGAATACACCAGGTGTTGCCGATGGAGGATTCTATAATACTCAAGGACAGTGGTTCCAAACTTTAGGAACTAAAATCCAAAAAGTATCTAACAAGATTCACCAAAAAACACTTCGCGGTGGTGCTAACTTCCTAGTATGTTCTCCAACAGTTGCAACTATTCTAGAGTCTATTCCTGGATATGCTGCTAACACTGACGGCGACAAAATGGACTTTGCATTTGGTGTACAAAAAGTAGGACAATTGAATGGTCGTTACAAAGTATACAAAAACCCGTACATGACTGAAAACACAATCCTTCTTGGATATAGAGGTTCTCAGTTCCTTGAAACTGGTGCTGTGTATGCTCCTTACATTCCATTAATCATGACTCCTCTAGTATACGATCCAACTACCTTCACACCACGTAAAGGTATCATGACTCGTTATGCTAAGCAGATGATTCGTCCTGAATTCTACGGTAAGATTTTCGTTAGTGATTTAGGTACTGTATAATCTAATCTTAGATTTTAATTAAGAAAGAGAGGCCTTCGGGCCTCTTTTTTTATATACAAATGTAAAGTTTATTCCTATTTATTTATAGAACAAATACGTCTATATATGTACAAAGTTTCCCACAAGGATGAAGTATTCGTCCAAAAGAGAAGACCGAAAAACCCAATAAAATTTCAAGTACAACTTAACGATGAGCAAAAAGAAGCTAAAGCCCTTATCTTAGAAAACCCAGTAACAGTTTTAAAAGGAGCTGCCGGTAGCGGAAAAACACTTGTTGCTACTCAATGCGGATTAGATTTACTATTTACCAAACAGGTTGAGAAGATTATAATCACAAGACCTACCGTGTCTAAAGAAGAAATAGGCTTTCTACCAGGAGATATAAGAGAAAAGATGGATCCGTGGTTAGCTCCAATATATCACAACTTATATATGCTTTACCGTAAGGATAAGGTAGATAAGGAAATAGAGCTAGGTAATATAGAAATAGTACCCTTTGCTTTTATGAGAGGTAGAACATTTGTAAACTCATTTGTAATAGTAGATGAGGCTCAGAATGTTACTCATACGCAAATGGAGACTGTTATTGGCAGGTTAGGTAAAGGTAGTAAACTTGTAATATGTGGTGATTTAGCACAAATCGATCTAAAAGATAAAAGAGATACCGGGTTTTCTTTTCTAGCACGTCTTGAAGAGGCAGTAGAAGGATTTAGAACAGCATCACTAGAAGCTAACCATAGACATGATATAGTTGCACCTATTCTAAATGTATATAAAACCTTTAGAGATTAGGAACTATTTATATTAAACTGTACGTATGGCCAATATATCTATTTGGGGTGGTAGTTCTACATTTGCTACCGGATCTACTCCATTCGGTTTCTATGATAGCGATTCTGAATTTCAGACAGATGCTGATAAAGTAGCTAAATTCTGCGGTACCCGCCTTGGATTTCCTTTGATGGATGTAGAGCTCCAATCAGGTTCTTTTTATGCCTGCTTTGAAGAAGCTGTAACAACTTACGGAAACGAAGTATTTCAATATAAAATTAGAGAAAATTATATGTCTTTAGAAGGTGCTGAAACTGGCAGCAACCTAAATACTTCTTTAGTAGACCCTACTTTAAATCGAACAATACAGATAGCTAAATCGTACGGTACAGAAGCAGATGTAGGAGGTAATATAACACAGTATACAGGATCATTAATACTAACCGGAAGTGTTCAAAATTATGATTTAGATGCCTGGGCTACTTCTCAAGGCATTGAAGGAGGTATAGAAGTAAGAAAAGTATTTTATCAAGCACCTCCTGCTATCTTACGTTACTTTGATCCGTATGCAGGAACAGGAACAGGAGTACAGTCTTTAATGGATGCTTTTGACTTTGGTAGTTTTTCACCAGGAGTAAACTTTCTTTTAATGCCTGCATCTTATGACGTACTTAAAATACAAGCTATAGAGTTTAACGATCAAATCCGTAGATCTTCTTATAGTTTTGAAATTATAAATAATAAGTTAAAATTATTTCCGATACCTACAGTAAGCGGTGGTAGTATAAGATTTGATTATATAAAATTATCAGATAAGAAAAATGTCTCACCTAATGATACCGGTGGGTTAGTCACAAATATAGCAGACGTACCTTACTCAAATCCTACTTATACTAACATTAATAGTGTAGGACGTCAATGGATATTTAGATATACTTTAGCTCTAGCAAGAGAGTTACTAGGGTATATTAGAGGAAAGTACACAACAGTCCCGGTACCCGGCTCAGAAGCAACTTTAAATCAAGCTGATCTTTTGGCAGATGCAAGAACAGAAAAAGATGGTTTAATTACAAATCTTAGAGAGATGTTAGATCAAACATCCAGACAATCGCAGTTAGAAAGAAAAGCTAGTGAAACAGAAAATCTAAACAAAGTACTTTCAGGAGTACCTTATACAATTTATATTGGTTAATGAAATTATTTGATATCATATCAGAAATTCAGTACAGTATGTACCAGGGTATTGTACGAATAACTCACTCCAAAGACATTAACGTACAGGATGTCTCTGAGTTATTTAGAGCATTACCGGGGGTTGTTACTGTAACACAGCTTTCTCATGATGCTGAAAAACATACTGCTACGATGAAGATGAAGATATTAACTACAAAAGATGCTGCTACAGGATTTGCAGCTCTTAAAACAAATGCTATTAAACGTATACCTGAAGTTAAAAAACTTGAGGTTGCAGATAAAACTATAGAAAAGAAAAAATAAATGCTGTTTGGATCCAATAGAGACTTCGACTTACTGGTTAATATTAATCGTGAACTGCTGCAGGATATTGTAGAACAGGAAATCGGTTACTATAAACTATCTCTAGACGATACTCAAGCTAATATATACGGTGAAGCAACTGAAAAGATTTATCTCGACCCAGTCAAACTAAACTGTTTAATAACTAGAGGAGATCAAGTAATAAACGTTGACGAATTTGGCCCTGATCTAGGAAGAGAAGCATCCTTTGCATTTTTAAGAGAAGATCTAGCTGATGCAGTAGTCGTCCCTGAAGTAGGTGATATAGTGCTATGGCATGAAGACTACTATGAAGTAGATACAGTAAGAGAGAACCAGCTATTCTTAGGGAGAGACAAGTCTTATAATATAGCCTCGTATGCTGAAAACTTTGGTTCTTCTGTTTCTATTATTGTAGATTGTCACCTAACACGTACAGAAAAAGTAGGTATAGTAAGAGCAAGATAAAATGGCAAATAAAAAGATACTTCCTAAGACTCAAGCACAGCTATCACAGGCTACTATAACTCCTTACGACAAACTTAATCAAGGAAAAGTTCCTTTAAGAACTCCTAAAAAGAGAGGTGAAATAAGATCAGTTAAAAATGATGATGTAAAGCAGTTTAATATAGGTCTTAGAGATATAGATGAAACTATCGTATACTACTTTAACGAAGTTATTAAACCCTCAGTAGTTAGGAACGGTAAAAGAGTAAACGTTCCAATACTATACGGCTCTCCTGAAAGATGGGCATCAGTACAAAAAGATGGATTTTATAGAGACAAGAACGGTAAGATTCAAACTCCTCTTATTATGTTTAAGAGAGATAGTGTTGAAAAGAATCGTCAATTAGGTAATAAACTCGATGCTAACTTGCCAACTAATTTTGGTATATTTAAAAAGAAATTTTCTAAAAAGAACGTTTACGATCGATTTTCTGCTTTAACTAACAGGGAAACTGTAGATGAATACTACGGAGTAATAATACCAGATTACGTTAACATAGTTTACTCTTGTGTTATCTTTACCGAGTATGTAGAGCAAATGAATAAGGTAGTAGAATCTATAAATTTTGCTTCTGATTCCTATTGGGGTGATCCTGAGAAGTTTAAGTTTAGAGCTATGATCGATACCTATACTACCACAACAGAGATGGTACAGGGTCAAGATAGAATGATAAAAACTAACTTTACTATTAACCTTTTAGGGCATATAGTACCGGATTCTATCAACACCTCTATAGCTAATATGAATAAATTTTATTCTAAATCAGCAGTTACTTTTACTTTAGAGACAGCAGGATCAGAAGAAACATTAGCAGCATTAGCAAGCACTCCAGCAAGAGAAGCTAAGGTAAGACAGTTTGACGGGCCAAGAGATAAGACTACTATAAATCAAACTATTAATCAAACTATTATATCCGGTAGCGGTATGACAGATGATGAAAGAAACTATGCTTCTTTAAATGTACTTATTGATACAAATGAAACGTCTGCTTATACTAGTACCATAGATGTAGGTAACGATAAAGTGACTTATATAGGAGTAACTATAGCAGACACACCATCAGGTTTCCCGGCATTAACAGTAGATGATTTTACAGTATTTATTAACGGTCTTAACATAGAACCGACTGCTATATCTTCAATAGCTGAAGACTCAGGTAATACAGTTATAACATTTAATATATCAGAGTTAGGTTATAGTTTGAATAGTGAGTTTGAAATAACAGCAGTAGGTAAATTTAAATTCTAATGGCACAGATTTTTTGGGAACAGATACGAAACTTATTACCTTCCGGAGGAGAATATCTTACCGGAAGTCTTAATATATCCGGTTCTTTAACAACTTCTGGTTCTTTTATTATAAACGGCCAGTCTTTAGAAGACTTTGTAGATCAAAGAGCATTATCTGCTTCAACAGACTATGATCAACTGTCTAACGTACCATCTAATATATTTTCTGGTAGTTTTTTAGCAGGTCCGAATATAACTATAAATCAAACCGGTCAAACAGTAGAAATATCAGGATCAGCTGCTACAAGTTATACTTCGTTAACTGACATACCTGCTAATATAGTTTCTAGCTCTTTACAGTTTGTATCTTTAATTGAACCGTTTACAGGTTCTTTTACTGGGAGTTTTACCGGGGATGCAAGTGGCCTTACTAACATTTCTATTACCACATCTTCTATTACTAATTTTAATCAAGGTATAGTTTCTAGCTCAGCCGGCCAAGCCTATATTGATTCATCAGTTAATGGTAATTTACTATCTTTTACTAGACTAAACGGAGGTTCAGATGCAGTTGATCTTGGAGCTATAGTACCTTCCACACCAACTGGTTCTTTACTTAATAGCGGTAGTTATGACGAATCAAGCGGTATTTTAACTTTATTCTCTGACGATCAAAATTACGCTATAGATTTAAGCTCGTTAGCAGGAGGAGGAGCTGGTAGTACTACAGTAGCTGGTGGAGCAGGAATAGATGTAGATTATAATGTAGGTACAAATACCTACACAGTATCAGCTGATGTTTCTAGTATTTACGGTACTTCTATTATAAATGACTATATTGCAATAGATACCGGTTCATCTTATTTTATACAAGGAGTATTAGATTCAGGTCTATTTAGACAAACAGGCTCACATTGGTCGACATCCAATAGCATAAAAATAACAGGCTCTTTTGATGTAAACGTAACCGGTTCAGGTAATGAATTTACTATAGCGAAAAATGGAGAAGAAAAATTTAAACTAAATGAAGACGGTGTCATACAGTTTACATCACAGTCAAGTACTCCTAATGCAGTTGCAGGAGGAATGTACTATGACCAAACAGACGCTTTCTATTTAGGATTTCAAAATTAAAACCTATTTATTATAAACTCTTTTAGTATACAATTATGGCAGAATGGAAAAAGATAATAGTTAGTGGTTCAGACGCTCACCTGGCGTCGGTAACAGCCTCTAACTTAACAAACGATAACATACTAGTAGCAGGAACTGGCGGTGCTGTAGAAAGCTCTGGTATAACATACAATGGATCAACATTAGGATTAGGAACCTCAGTAATTACTTCAACAGGAGCAACCTCTTTACTTTCAGGTTCTTTCTCAGGTTCATTTTCAGGTGACGGTACAGGCCTTACAGGCCTAACAGCTGATTCTGTAGCGTTTACAAATATTACAGGTAAACCAACATTAGTTTCTTCATCTGCTCAAATAGATCATGATCAGACAACTAACTTTGTAGCAGGAGAACACTTTCTTCAATCAGCTATTACCACAGTAGGTACTGTTACAACAGGTAATGTTTCAGCTATTTTGCCAGCAGGAACTATATCAGGATCAGCACAATTGCCGGCCGGTATTGTATCAAGCTCACTACAGTTTAATGACCTTACTACTCCATTCACAGGTTCATTTACTGGTTCATTTGTAGGAGACGGTACAGGATTAACCGGATTAGCTACCACACTAACAGTAGATGGTGACACAGGCACTCAAGATGTAAGCTTAACAGATGATGATCTACAAATTATCTCAGCTGATGCTAACGAAATTGTAACAGCAGTAACTAAAGTAGGTAATGATGTTAAAGTAAGTATTGGATTACCAGATGATGTTACTATTGGAAACAATTTAACAGTAACAGGAGACTTAAACGTTCAAGGTTCTACAGTAACAATAGATACAGCTAATTTAGCAGTTGAAGATAAATTTATACTCATCAACTCAGGTTCTTCTACAGCAACTGATGAATCTGGTATTATCTTTGGAGGTTCAAGAGGAGCAGCAAATAACGGTGCAGCTCTTATTTGGAACGGAGATTACAACGGAAATGACGGTCGTCTTGCTATCGCCGATAGTGTTAATGCCGATGCTACTACAGCTGCAGTAAATTACTATGTAGGCGGTGTTTATTTAGGAACTTCAGGAAATGCAGCAACAGCAAAAGCTGATCATCCTGGAAACATTAGAGTAGAAGGATCAGATATATTCATTTACGTATAATTTGATATTTAAAAAAAAATTCATATATTAGTTATATTATAAAACGTTTTATGGGACTAGTGAGTAAATCAAAGCAAGTTCAAAGTCAAGAACTTACCAAACAAGAGCTAGAATTTTTACTAGCAAAGTTACGATCGGCAAATTACAAAGGAGACGAATTCGAAATATACTTCTCGATCGTTAAAAAAGTTTCCGATTCTCTTAAATTAATGGATTAGAAAAAAGAAGAGCCTTCGGGCTCTTTTTGCTATTTATTAGAAAGCTATTATTGGCCTGAAAAGGAAGTGGGCTCTTTGAGTAACCAACCGTAATTGTAAAACTATGCCGAACTGGAAAAAACTGATCACGAGCGGTTCTGACGCTTCATTAAATTCTCTTAACTTATCCTCAGTAGTTAATGCCGGTACTGATACCGACAAATTCCTAGTATTAGATGGTAGTGGTAATGTAGATTTCCGAACAGGAGCAAATGTGCTTTCTGATATCGGAGGTCAGGCTAGTGGTACTTACGTAACAGATGATGGAGGAGCAACCGGTGAAGTAGCAGTTTGGTCTTCAGGTACAGCTATATCAGGTTCTAATAGTATATTTTTCGATACAGCTAATAATAGATTAGGTGTTGGTACGTCTAGTCCTCAGAAAGCATTGCATATTTCAAGCTCAGGAGAAATGTTAAGGCTTGAAAGTTCAACAAATACAAGTACTCTTAAATTTGTAGATACTAACGCTAATAGTATTATCAAAACCGTACAAGGTAAAATGGCTTTAGAAGCCGGCGGAACACAAATTTCTTTTGACACTAACGGAAGTGAAAGAATGCGCCTTGACTCTACAGGGCTAGGAATAGGAACTACTAATCCTGAAGAAAAATTAACCATAGAGGGTAATATAAGCAGCAGTGGGTGTATACAGATAGGAACAGGACATACTAACTCTGGTACTTTATCTTCTATTGTAGGAGGCACTTTAAATACTATATCAGGTACTTGTTCTTTTATTGGGGGTGGTAGCACCAACTGCGTATCTGGAAACCTAAGCTTTGTAGGTGGGGGTACACAAAATGACGCTCTTGCTAACTGTACAGTTGTAGTAGGAGGATGTAACAACTCTATTTCCGGACTTCTTTCAAGTATAGTAGGTGGTCGCGATCATTGTATATCAGCAGCCGCCTGGTACGGTCTTATCGGTGGTGGTAGATCTAACGCAATCTATGGAAATTACGGCTTTATAGGGGGTGGCTGTTCTAATTCAATATGTAGTCTTGAACAATACAGTGTAATCGGAGGAGGACAGCTTAATATACTAGATGGTGACAATTCAGGTATTCTAGGAGGAAATTCTAACTGTGTAATACATGATAATTCATTTATAGTAGGTTCAAATTTAACTTCCTCTGCTTCTTGTACTACATTTATGAATAATTTAGATGTTGAAGGAACAGTTTCTGCTTCTGCATTTAGCGGCTCTTTTGTAGGCGATGGTAGTAACTTAACAGGAGTAGGAGGATCCCCAGGCGGTTCTAATACTCAAGTACAATATAATAACGGTGGTAACTTTGCCGGTAGTTCGAATCTTACTTTTGACGGTACAAACTTAACAGTAGGGGGTAAAGTAACAGCAACTGAAATCGTAACTAATGTAGTTAGTCAATCTATATCTTTTGCAACTGGTTCGAACAGATTTGGAGATGAAATATCTGATACACATACATTTACAGGATCTATTAATGTTACAGGATCTCTAAATCTATCCTCAGTAGTAAATGCAGGAACCGACACAGATAAATTCCTAGTATTAGATTCATCTGGTAATGTAGACTTTAGAACAGGAGCTAATGTATTATCGGATATTGGAGCTACTACTTGTACCGGTACTGTAACTGGCACAGGAGCTGCTAATAAACTTGCTATTTGGAACTCAGGAACAGAACTAACCTCAGATACAAATCTACATTGGGACACTTCAAATGACAGATTAGGAATCGGTACAACCAGTCCATCCCAAAAACTAACCGTAGAAGGTAATATAAGCGCTAGTGGTGAGTTAGAGCTTACTGGAGGAGTTACTGCTAGTGTATTAAATTTTGAAGGAACATCTACTAGTATTGGAGTTAATGCAGGGTGTACTAGGAGTACAAATACATTAAATAACGTTGTAATAGGTAAAGATGCATTTCTTAATGCAACATCACCTGATGCAAACGTTGTAATCGGTGTTAATGCAGGAAAAGATCTAAGCGTTTCTGGGCAACGCCAAGTACTTATCGGCTATAGCGCAGGAGAAAAAAATCAAAGAGGAGGAACAAACACAGCTGTAGGATATCAAGCATTGTACAGTTCTAACTATACCTTCCCAGGCCCTCAAAGTTCTGTTGCAATCGGTTATGCAGCACTTCATAACGGTTCTGCCCATTCTAATAATGTTGCAGTAGGTTATAACGCAGGTAATAGTATTCAATCAGGAGGTAATAACGTTTTAATCGGTTACTGTACTGGTGTAGGTACTTTAACAACAGGCGGCGGCAACACTTTAGTAGGGTATAAAGCCGGAACATTAAATTCTAATGATTCTAACTCAATAGTAATTGGTTGTTGTGCTGTAGGCAAAGGATCCAATACAGTAGTTATCGGGCATAGTGATATTACTAGCACACACCTACAAGGTTCAGTCTCTGCTTCTACATTTAGCGGGTCCTTTGTGGGTGATGGTAGCAACCTAACAGGAGTAGGAGGATCTCCAGGCGGTTCTGATACTCAAGTACAGTATAATAACGGTGGTAGTTTTGCAGGTAGTTCAAATCTTATTTTTGACGGTACAAATTTAACAGTAGGCGGTAATATAAGCGGTAGTGGATGTATACAGATAGGAACAGGTCATACATTATCCGGTACTAAGTCTTCTATAGGAGGTGGTATAAATCATACCATTACTGGTAACTGTAGTTTTATCGGAGGAGGATGTGACAACTGTATAACAGGTAACTGTAGTTTTGTAGGAGGTGGTAGACTAAATGACGTACTTAGTGCCTGTTCTATTATAGCAGGTGGTTATAACAACAGCCTTTCAGCAACAGTAACAGCTATAGCCGGAGGTAGAGACAACTGTATAACGTCGGCAGGTGCATGTAGTTTTATTGGAGGAGGGTATATTAATAAGATTGAAAACATATTTTCAACTATAGGCGGTGGGTGTAGTAACTGTGTTAGAGATAGATTCAGTGTTATCGCAGGAGGAGAGGATAACTGTACTAATTCCGACTATTGGTATAACGTCATCGGAGGAGGATGTACTAACACTATTTCTGGTACATACTCAGGATATAATACCATAGGTGGGGGTAGAGATAATTCACTTTCCGGAACTTATTCAAGTTATCAAACTATAGCCGGTGGCTGTAATAATAAAATTACAGACAAGGCAGGAACTGTAGGTGGAGGTAGAGGAAACTGTGTTTGTGGTGAAGCAGGAACTATAGGTGGTGGACGATCTAATATTATATGTAATGCTGAAGATTATGCTACTATCGGCGGTGGACGTAATCATATAGTAGACGGAGACTGTTCAACTATTGCCGGTGGTGCTTACAACTGTATTGCAGCTAATATAGCAGTTATAGCAGGAGGAACCAAAAACACAGGCTCAGGAGCATGCGGATTTATAGGAGGTGGATGTTTAAATTCAGCTGTAAATAGTAGTATTTATGCTAATATTGTAGGAGGACAATGCAACGTTATCAACTCAGGTTCTCATAGTAATATAGTAGGAGGTATTACCAACCGTATATGTAGTGCTAAATGTTCTTCAATCTTAGGAGGTAAAAATAATTTTATTAGCGGTTCAGGTAATACAAACTCAGCTTACCATATGATTATTGGCGGGTTACAGAGTTGTATTAAGATGAACGAAAGTTTATCCACTTTAGATACCGGAGGGGTAGTAATAAGCGGGTACAATAACTTAGTTTCTGCCGGTACTGGATTTATAGGTGTTGCTACTAATAGTACTGTATCTGCATACCAAGCTGCTGTTTTATCAGGAGATTCTAACTCTGTTTCTGGGTGCTATGGATTTGTTGGAGGAGGTAGACTAAATAGAACATGTGGTGATTGTGGGTTTATAGGAGGAGGTTGTGGAAATGATATATGTAGTGGAGAGACCCTTGCTTTCATAGGAGGTGGTAAAGGAAATTGTGTAGATGGAGACTTTTCATCTATAGTAGGAGGATGCACTAACTGTATTGCTAATAGTCATGTTTTCATAGGAGGTGGTTACCATAATAATGCAGCAGGACAATATGGTGTAATAGGGGGTGGATACAATCATGAAATTTGTTCAGGCGAAAGCTATGGTGCTATAGTAGGTGGTTATTGCAACATAATAGACTCAGATTATAGTTTTATTGGAGGCGGTTGTAGAAACATTATTGCTCAATGTAACTGTAATGTTATAGTAGGTGGACGTGATCATTGTATTACTGGTAGACTATCTTTTATAGGTGGAGGATGTCAAAATGATATAGGTGGTACTTGTTATGGACACACATTAACCGGCGGTATGGGGAACTGTATCTGCACTGCTCACAATATTAATACAATCGGAGGAGGTCAAAACAATAAAATATTATGTAACATTGCTAATTCAACTATTGCCGGTGGAGCAACTAATTTAATTTGCAGAACATCTGGTTTTGATTATGGATCAACAATTGCAGGAGGAGCTTCAAACTGTTTAATAGGTTCTACTTGTTTTAGTTTTATGGGAGGAGGAGCATGTAATACAGGTTCAGCCCCTTACGTTGTAATAGCAGGAGGTAAATCAAATAATGCAGAAGGTAATTGTTCAGCCATTTTAGGTGGATGCGGTAATACAGTTACAGACGAACTAAGTGTGGTAGGCGGGGGTCAAGCAAACTGTGTAACTTCCGGTAGTAGTGTGATAGGTGGTGGCTGTTCTAACTTTGTTTCTGGTCAACGAAGTTTTGTAGGTTCAGGTACTAATAATGATATTTGCAACACATGTGGAGCATTTATCGGAGGAGGAACTAACAATAATATTAGCGGGTCAGCAGCTTCATCAAACCATGTTATAGCAGGAGGCTCTAATAATGATATAGTAGTAACAGACGGTAACCAGCCAAGTGCAGCAGTTTCTGCTATTGGAGGAGGATACAATAACTGTATTACTCATGGAGGATCAGTTATAGCAGGTGGTACTAACCACACAGTATCTGCATATCAAGGTGTTATTGTAGGAGGCGATACAAATACAGTCTCAGGTTGTTATGGATTTATCGGAGCTGGTAGACTTAATACCATTGGAGGTCACTGTGGAGTTATTGGGGGAGGTTGTCAAAACACAATATGTAGTGGAGAAATTTTTGCTGTAATAGGTGGTGGGCGTGCCAACCAAGTAGATGGAGATTGTTCTTTTATTGGAGGTGGATGTAGTAATGTAGTTTGTGGTTATCTTTCTTCTGTAGGTGGTGGTCAATGTAATAGAGTTTGTAATAACACTAACTTTTCTGTTATAGCAGGTGGTTGTTGTAATGTGGTGCAAGGATGTGTTTATAATACTGTCGGGGGTGGAACATTAAACTGTATTGTAGCTACTCAGTATGGAACTGCTAATACGATAGCAGGGGGCCAATGTAATAATATTATCGGTTCTACCAATGAGTCTTTTAATACTATAGCAGGTGGTCTCTGCAACTGTATATGTAACGGCGCTTGCAGCTCAGCTATTTTAGGTGGATCAAATAATTATATTAATGGTCATAAGTGTTCGTTTATTGTAGGTAAAAGCTTAACCTCAACTGCTGACAATTACACCTTTATGAATAATGCTTGTGTGTCAGGTACAACACGTACTACAACATTAGTAGAAACATCAGCTAGAAAACATAAAGAATGTATTTTACCTCTACAGGATCAAATTGAAAATATAAAGCAACTTGAACCAGTAGAATTCCAATGGAAACAAGATAAAACAAAAGACATTGGATTTATCGCTGAAGAAGTTGAAAAAGTATTCCCTAACCTAGTATCATATGAAGAAGATGGAGAAATACATGGTGTACAGTATTCTAAATTAACAACCGTTCTCGTAAAAGCTTTACAACAACAACAAGAACAGATAAATGAATTGAAAGAAGAAATAAAAGTTTTAAAACAAAAGTAGTATGGCAACTTTACAGTCGATGGATATTACCGGTTCTTTATACCCAGGCTCTGGTTCTACTACTAGTGACGTAGGTTACATGTGGTATGATACTGAATACGATTGTGTAAAATATAGCGGTTGGGTAGGTACTGGTATAGTTGCAAAAGAATTAGGTAACTCTAGTGCTACTGCTTCAGGTTCTATTCCCGTACCTTTAGGATTATCAGATGTTATATATTCGCAAAATTTAAGTCCATCACCTGCCTGGTCTTATAATAACCATACTTTAGAAAGCAATTATAGCGGTAACTCGGTAAGAGTAGTTTGGGAATATAATAATGGACCTTCTTTTAGAGGAGATTTTCAATTAGATGATTTTACTTTATTCGGTACTAGTTACGACCCCCAAAGCGGTATATCCTCTGGCTGGCAATCATCTAGAACTAATACCCCCTCTTACACCTCTGTCACTTGGTATGCGTTAGCGAACGGTACCAGCACAAACCGTTGGAATAGAGATCCATCAGGAACAGGTTCATCCGGTACCGGTCTAACATCTGGGAATACAGGCACTTATTACTATTATGCCGAAACTTCCGGTACTTCCGGTCAGAAGTATTGGCTTAGAAGTCCTCAAATTACTATTTCAAGTAATTTTGATATAAAGTACTATAAAGCTCATTTAGGTTCAAATGTAGGAGATTATAAAGTATATGTTGATGTAATATCTTAAATTATGGCACAGTTACAAGCAACTACAGTACACGCTTCAGGTTCGATTAAATTAGGACGAACACCGGATACTTCACATACCGGAATGATGTGGTATGATAGTGGAAGCGCAAAACTACACTTTACCAAATGTATCTTAGTTCCAGGTACACCTGGCACTCCTGGAGGAAACGGTACTTGGTCTAGTGCGGGGAGTGTACCTGTTGGTCGTTATAATTTAGCAGGAGCAGGTGTTCAAAATGCAGGGTTAGTAACAGGAGGTAGACAGTATCCAACAACTCCATGGGATCTAAGCTGTACTGATGAATACAACGGAACAAGCTATTCAGCTGGAGGAGCATTAAATAGAGCTAGGAATGGATTAGCAGGAACAGGGACACAGAATTCTGCATTAGTCTTTGGAGGTTCACCTAATGGGACATGCACTGAAGAGTATAACGGAAGTACTTGGAGTTTTGGAGGTACAGTACCTCGAACTACTGTAGGTAAACCCGGTCTCGCAGGAACTCAAAACGCAGCAGTAGGTTTTGCAGGTACAACAAACGCAGGCGGTACCTGTACTGATGAGTATAACGGTACTTCCTGGACCTCAGCAAACGCTATGTCCGGTTATAATAAGTGGTATGTAGGTTATGCAGGATCATCTCAGAATGCCGCTTTATCTTTTGGTGGCAGTATCTGCGGGAATATAGCACCTTACTATACGTGTCAGACAGAAGAATACAACGGTACTACTTGGTCATCAGGAGGTAATATGAATGTACTAAGGAGCGGATTGGGAGGAGCAGGAGAGGTGAACTCAGCTTTAGCTTTTGGAGGATTTTATCCCGGGAACCAAACTAACTCTCAAAGATCTAGTGAAACTTATAACGGTACTTCTTGGGCTAATACCTCAAATTTACCTGCTACTAGACGCTGTATAGATGGATTCGGTACTCAAAACGCTGCTGTAGCTTCCGGCGGTAAGTCTTGGCCGTCTAATGTTAATGCTAGTAGCACTTACGAATATAACGCAGGACCTGCAACACCAGGAACATCAGATTCGTACATAATGGGATCAGGGTCAATATCTATATAATATGGCACAGTTACAGACAACTTTTATTACCGGTTCATTAAGGCTTCCACTTAATCCTCCATCAGCTTCTACTGCTCCTGGAGATAGTTATATGTGGTTCGATACCGGTAGTAACCAAATAGTAATTTCTAAACTAGAGTTTGGCGGAGGTCAACCTGCAGGTCCAGGAGCAGCAGTATGGACTATTGGCGGAGCTATGAATAATGCTAGAAGATCTTTAGGTACAGCAGGAAATTCAACATCAGCTGTAGCGTTTGGTGGTTTGCGGTCTCCCAGTATTGTTACTAGTTGTACTGAAGAATATAATGGAACCTCTTGGACTAATGTATCTGCTATGTCTGTATCTAGAAGAGATCTAGGAGGTTTTGGAACTCAAAATGCTGCTTTAGGTTTTACTGGTGCAACTCCTTCTAACCAGAATCGAACTGAAGAATACAATGGTAGTTCTTGGTCTACAGGCGGTAGTTACCCTAACTCACAGCAAGGTTCACAAGGTACTGGAACACAGAATTCTGGTTTAAGCGCAGGAGGTTTTCCTTCTACCTATGATAATTGTACAAAGGAGTATAACGGTAGTTCTTGGTCTAACGGAGGAAACACATCTATTAATAGGTATAATTCAGCAGTAACAGGCACTCAAAACTCAGGGTTAATATTTGGAGGACAAAACCCATCTACTGTAATTAGTACTGAAGAATATAATGGTAGTTCCTGGTCTACCGGAGGAAACATGAGCCAGCCGAGAATGGGGCATGGCGGTGCAGGTACACAAAATGGCACCATAGCTATGTCAGGGTATAACAATACTACATCTATATCTCATACTACCAGTGAGCTTTATAACGGCTCTACTTGGTCTACTACTACCTCTACTAATGTAAGAAGATGTAGAGTAGGAAGTGACGGGACAGCAGGTAACGGTATTTTAGTAGGTGGAGCTCAAAGAACTCCTTCATGTCTGTTTTACTCCTGTACTGAAGAATATACATCAGGTCCTGGGACCCCTGCAACACCTAATACATCATCAGTTGTTCACATACATGTATAAAAAATAAAAAATGAGATACTTTAAAGCTACAAACACAGGAAAAGGGTTTATAACCTACGAAGAAAACGAAGAGTCCCATATTCAAGGACATATTGCAGATATATACACGACCGATAATGAAGCATGGGCTCGTAGAGTAGGTGCTTTAGAAGTAACAGTAGAAATAGCTCAAGAGCATATCGACGATTTTATTGATGCTGAAGAATTAGTATACCCTGAGGATCATGAAGATGACTCATTACGCGGTCAGCCTTTAGTGTACACTTTACCGACAGGTTCTATGTAAAAAAGTTGTTTATTAAAAGAAAAAGTTTTATATTAGTAATAAAGAAAAGTTGTAAATGTCTGAAAATAAAGATTTAACAGTAACAGAAGACCTCAAACCTATACTAGAGGTACTTAAACAAGAAGATGCTAAAGCTATAGTTGAACTAAAAGAAGAGTTGACTGATAACTGGCTTAAAAAACAAATATTCCGTACTGAAACTGAAATGAGAATATCAGTACTTAATGACGGTAAACATCCAACATCTGCATCTAAATATTGGCAATCAGTTAGAGAGATGTCTGCTATGTTTGATGCTTTAATGGGCTTATCATTCGACCTTAGACGTAACGAAATCAAAAGATTAAAGCTTGAACGTAAAATGCAAAAAGCGATTCAATCTGGAGATGAACTTAAACAAAGGGAAATTCAAATTAGTTTAGATGAAAACCTTTACGGTAAAGCTAGTATGGAACAAGTAGCTCACGATCGGGTACGAGAGTTAAAACTATGGTCCCAGATTAAGTCTGAATTAGATGATGGTTCGTTCGATAGTAAAAATGTTGATACTCACCAGGCTACTTCTTACCGGCATGCTCTAAGAAATAGAGCTGAAGCACTAGGACCAAACGCAGGACCAGCAGAAATCATTAATGCTGTAGGTCCATTAAAAACCGTAGAAAGATTACAAACCGAATCAGGTAATCTTTTAGACTTCAAACAAGCTAAACTAGCATTAGAGCAAAAAAATAAAGAAGATAAGTAAAATGTTTCTTTACAGTAAAGAAGGAGCTTTATCTCCTGAGTTATGCAGAGCTTTTATAGAGACTTTCGAAGCCTCTGATGATAAAAAACCAGGTGTAGTTTTTGGACCTAACGGTGAAAGCTCAGATTCTGGTAAAAAATCAACAGATATTTCATTTCATCCTGGATATCTCAAAGATAAAACCTGGGCTCCTCTTTTACAGTCATTAGTTGATATATTAGAAAAAAATAAATTTGATTATATTGAAAGACATCGAACCGCTATGGAAAAAATGGATCCTTTCGATATCGATTTTTCTTTTAATCTGCAGAGATATCTTCCTGGTGAAGGTTTTTCTTCCTGGCATTGTGAAAGAGCCGGTATAAAACACTCTAAAAGATTGCTAGTGTGGATGGTGTACTTAAATGATGTAACTGATAGAGGAGAAACAGAGTTTTTATATCAACACCATTTTGAAGAGCCAAAACGAGGAAAGTTAGTTATATGGCCTGCCGATTGGTTATATATGCATAGAGGAGTTGTATCCCCAACCCAAACTAAATATATACTAACAGGATGGTTCACACATATAGAAAGAAGAGATGAAGAATAGTTTTCCGTTAATACCATATAATCAGTTTACCCCACAGTCTAATTGGAATAGTTTTTACTATTGGAAGAACGTTTTGGATGACAAAATGATCAAAGACTTAACTGATATGGTGTATGCTAATTATAAATTTGAAAAAGGTAAAACAGGAACTCAAGAATTAGGAAATGTAACTGATTCATATAGAACTAATAATAGAGATATTGCTTATATTAATCCTCAACCTCATTCTAAATGGTTATACGATTTACTATTTCCACTTGCTTTAGAAGCAAACGAAAAAGCGTTTCATTTTGATATAGATATAGTTACTGACTCAATACATTATGTTATATACCCAGAAGACGGAGGTCATTTAGATTGGCATATGGATGTAGGTGCTCATGGGGTTAATAAACGTAAACTTGCTATGACTGTTCAATTATCCGACTCATCTGATTATGAAGGAGGAGACTTTCAGATTTGGATGGGGGGTGAAGACTATTTAACAGTTCCTAGAGAAAAAGGAGACGTTATAGTATTTCCTTCATTTTGTATGCATAGAGTAACTCCTATTACAAGAGGAGAGAGAAGATGTTTGGTATTTTGGACCGGAGGACGTCCTTTTAGATAAAAAGTATGGAATTTAAAGTTTTTGAAAAATTACTTTGGAGTATTCCTTTATGGGAATGTCCGGTAGTGGGTATAGATAATAAGTCTATTAAAGAATACTGCCTTAAAGTAAGAGAACAAAAACCAGGAGTAAATATATCTAATAGAGGAGGATGGCACAGTAAAGAGTTAATACTACCGATACCAGAATCTTTACAAAAGTTATTTGACGATCTTACTTTATTTGTTAATGATATTCCTAAAAGACATACTGGTATATCTGATTTACAACTAGGTAACTGGTGGATTAATATAAACGGTAAGCACGATTATAATACAGAACACGATCATCAAAACAGTATACTATCTGGTACTTACTATGTATCCGTACCGGATAATAATATGGGAAATTTAGTTTTACATCGAGGAGATAATGCTGAATTTTTTATGACATCAAAAATTAGAAGAGAAGAAACTTTAGCTAATACAACAGCAGTAGTGTGTAAAGCAGAAGAGTCTAAATTTTTTCTTTTTCCTTCGTGGGTTAAACATTCAGTAGAAAGAAATGAGAGCGATAAAGAAAGAATATCAATTGCTTTTAATTTTATTCAAAATAATTAATAAGTTATGGAAAACAATAAAATAGATTTTAGTGTATTAGAGCTTTTTCCTACTCCGGTAATGGCTGTCAATCTACCGGATAAATTTGGACATGTAGCTAAATGGTTTACAGAACAACAGATGCTTACTGAGATTGATGAAAAAAGAGTAGATCATATTAATTATGGAGACAGATCAGTTAATTCGTATATATTAGATGAACCTGAATGTGGTGATTTAAAAAGTCTTATTTTAGCACTAGTTCAAGAATACGGTAATATGTTAGGGTATGATTATGATGGATATAAATTTGGTCAATCATGGCTTTCTTACAAACACCCTGGCCAACATCATACACAGCATACCCACCCTAACAGTTTAATCTCAGGAATACTCTATTTTGGTCAATCAGAAGAAAAAACACCAGCTATTAGATTTCATAAAACTTACGGAGGGCATAATGTATCTTATCTAATGCCTAAACAAGTTTTAAACAAAAAAGATTTAAAGTATGCATGGAATAATTTTGATATAGATTTTTCTCCTGGCTTACTTTTATTATTTCCTTCTCATCTAAGTCATTCTGTTCCTTTAAATAAAACTGAAACCGTAAGATGTAGTTTAGCTTTTAATAGCGTACCTAAGGTAGGATTTGGGGATGAAGGAGAATTGACTGAATTGAAATTTTAAAACTATTTATTAAAAACATTAACAATGAATCACAATTGGAAAATATACGATCTTAAAAGAACTACCGCAGACGGAGTAGTTAAGTTAATTACTTATGCTTGTGAATCTGAGGATAGCGGATACGGTACTAGAAAAATTGGCGAACTAACCGTTACAGGTTCAGCTTCTAATCCAGGTTTTATAGCTTACGAATCTCTTACTGAAGCAAACGTACTAGCATGGGTAACAAGCTCTGTGGATACATCTTCTTTTGAATCTATAAACTCAGCATCAATTGCTTCTACTATAGTAGCACAAGCAGCTATTACAGAGTCTAACGGCACTCCCTGGTAATAGTTGTTTAATATAAAAGGTTTTCTTATATTAGTTATATGAATATATTCTTTCAAGTAGACGGCGGTCTAGGTAAATCCATTATGGGTACCGCTATAGTAAAAGC